ATGTACATTTCCTGTACTGCCTTAATTTCAGGAACAATCATTTTGCTGTCTATGTTTTTATGAACGGCTGAACGCTCATAAATGTTTTCGGGACTGATGAAAAGGATATCTCTCATTTTTTATCTTTAAGCATTACAATATGTTTTACCCATTCATGGCGGCATTCTTTACTTTTGCCATACCACCCGCCTTTGCGGTCCCAAACACTATACCCCATTCTGCGACTCATAGCCTCAATGTCAGCACGTGACCACATTCTATCTTTTGACAATCCTACCATACGGATGCAGAAATCTCTGCTCGTATCAATGATTGCCGGTCCGAAACCTGCCTTTACTTCATATGTATATAGTATCTTAAAGTTCAAAGCCTCAGGCTTTTCTTCACCTGTTTTTATCTCTTTATCGACATCAGGTGCATACTTTTTAATTATCTGTCTTTCAGTAATCTTATCTTCGCCAACCATTATATCTATCTCACGGATGATCATTCTGCTTACTAACCTATCGATATAAGATTTAACCTCCTCAACACTTAATCCTAAAACTTCAGCAATCACTTCGGGAGTAATCCTGCGATCTCTTTTGATCATAATTAGGATGTTCTTTTCCCAAAGATTTAAATCCAATTCTGTAAGCTGAAACCGATAAGGCATTGACTTAACAATCATATAGTCATCCCTATTCACACCACACGATGCGAACTCTGCTAATAGTAGTTCATCCTTCTCCTGTGCGCTAAATTCTTGTATTTCGTTGTCAATTGACAGCATCGTGTTCACCTCTTCATCATTCAATCCCAGACTACTTTTTAAAAGTAGTTTTGCCTGTTCCTGACTGATCTCGCCTTTCTCAAATTTGCGGATAATACGCGTTAAGCTTTGCCATTGGCGGCCCGTTAAGTTCTTTAAATTCTCATTAACAATAGCCTGCTGAACTTGTGAAGGCTGCACCTCTGTTTGTGCAATTTCAGGATACTGCGAAGCGTCAATACCTACCTTTTCAAGTAACCACTTTTTCGGCGCTATTTGTAATAAAGTAGCTTCGCTAAATTCAAAGCCTATAGGCTCAACCGGAATGATCTTCTTTTCTACTCCTGTCAGTTCTGCAAACAATATTTCTAAAGCTTGCTGTTTATCGTTGCAATATGTCGACTTAAATATTTCATAAGCGTCACGGATCTCAGATCGACCTCCCAAACTACCTTCAACACGAATACCGAAAAGCATCGGAGAGGTAATTTGATGACCTGAAAACAACTCCTCCTGAATACTTTTTGCAAGTATGTCAAAATGTTTGTCAAGATCAGTGCTGCTTAAATCATCCATTTGCGGACGCTTATTCGGATCTTTTCCGAAATTCAGCACAATATTTCCCGCATTCTCACTGCCTGTAAACTTATTCTTAAAGCCTTTTTCTATCTCTCTTTTCTCTTCCTCTGTTGGTATACCCTCAAAGAAACTAATCATCTTTGAAGCAAACATACCGTTTGTAATTGTACTTAAATGGTATTTGCTGATCTCTATATCAGTCTGTATGGCATTTAAAGCACCCATATAGCCGGGATAAGAATAAGTCTCAACTCCTGGTCTGTATTCTTTGTAGTAAAGAATCTGAGTTTGATTCTTAAGCATTGCAGGATCTTCCTTAGGATTGTATGCTGCAAATACCTTAGGCTCTTCGCCTTTCTTATAACTCTCCCAATCCTTAATAAAAAACTGAGTATTGTCTTTGCTCGATCTTACTTTGTGATAAGGTATGTGATAATAAGCCGCTACCTTTCCAAGCTGATTGTATTGCACCTCTATATAGCAACCTCCAAAAACCTCAACATCCAAACATACTTTTTTCAATACTTCATTACAGCTTTCGTAAGGATTAGCGGCCATTGGATCGTTAAATCCTTTACCTACAATATAATTTACTTTGCCTAAAATGATGCCGTTGTGCTTGCTGCTTTTATTAAACATATTTAAAAGCAGATTCGGGAACTTGTTATCTTCACCAAACAGCACCCAACCTTTGTTGGGAAGTTCCTTCATTACAGGGACTTTCACATCTGCAAACTTTATAAAACTGATTCTACTCTGCATCGTATATTTTGTAAGTTGTTGGATTATCGTATTTCGTTGTCGTTACATCCTGACCGTCTGATAAAAACATTAAACCTGTCTCCACAATATCGCCTGCATTCGCTTCGTTTGTATTTGAAGTACTTGCCTGTTCATAAGCAGTATATTTAAACCACCCCTCTTCCTTAGTCGCAAAGTAAGTATTCACTACAAAGGTAAACTGATTGTACCTATCTTTAAACAGGCTCTGATCGGCACTATTCACCAAAACAAACTTCACTTTTTCGTTCGTTGTTCTCGATTGAAAAACAAAAAGGAAGTTAGCATCTAAGATTGTCTGCTTTTCTTTCAACGTTACGTATATCGTTGCAGTTGTTCCTTTTGTTAATTTGATCATCTTTGTATAAATACGTAATAACAAAAAACGCCCGCCTATTTGCAGGCAGGCGCTTTTACCTATTCTTCTTCAATTATCAACCGGCAGTCTCAAGTGCAGCCGCTACAGAACTATTAACTTCATAAAGTAGATCCGGCTCTTTACCCATAAAATTCAGAGTGTATCCGCTACGATCTCCGAATGCTGTTCCGCTTCCGCTTTCAGATGCACCCATATCCAAACCTCTTTCTTTACCTAGCATCCAAAACTTATTATTGTTATCCTTAACAACTGCAATCACAATGTTTTGTGCTAACAATTTCAATTCAGTATTTACAGCTGCTGAAAGTTTGTTTACTACAATTGTTAAGTTTTGCTCGAAAAACAAAGTTCCGTTTTCAGCAGATACTTGCGGATTGTGAGTGAAGTTGCCTGTTTCTTTTGGCAGTTCATATTTCCAGAAACGCTTACCGCTTGCCTTAGTTATTCCGGTGATAACACCTGAAGCATTTGCAGCGATAGATGAAACGTTTGCTTTTTCAATAAAGAATACTTCTGTGATTCCTCCAGCTGAGTCCTTACAGTCTAATGAGTATCCCTGGGTCAACGCACACGGCATGGTTATATGTTTTTAAAAAGGGAGGATATTTCACCTCCCTTAGTTATTAATTAATTACGCTAAGAACTTGACAATTTCGTCAGGGAAGGCGAATTGAATTCCTACGCGGAATGAACTTGAGAACTTAATGTTGCGATCATCTTGGCTATACCAAAGCTCAAAAGAAGATGATTCTTCGTTGATAAGATCAACCCCTAAGAAGATATTGCTCATTCTGAAAGCGTAGATATCATCAGTACCAGTCAAACCATGAACAGGAACAACTTTGTAAGAAGTACCTGGTACTGTGAATTCAGCAGCAGGTGCGTTGTTTGCACTTCCGGGATTGTAGTGATACAAATTCAGATCAACATACTTTGCAATAAGCAGATCGAAAGTATCCCATCCACAAAAGATGCGAACATCCGTCTTTCCTTTAACACCTGCAGGAAGAGCTTTGATAACTGCAAGAACAGCAGCCTTAGCTTTGTCTGCAGTATCTATGCCTGTGATAGGTGCGCCCGATCCGTAAAAGCCTGTTACGTTTGCATTTACTACAGCAGTAGAAGCATCAGCAACGATTTGACCAATACCTTTGAACTTATTTAAAAGTCCGTTAGTTCCGCCGTAACCTGTGCCTGTAGCTTGCCACAATGCAACCTCTAAAGCCTCCGCAATCTTACCAGCTTTGCGTGCTGTGTATTCTTGAGCAAAAGCAAATGTATCATAAGTAGTCCCGTTTGGTAACGCCTTCTGGAGATACTTCGACTCAAGATCTTTCTGACAAAGGATCTCCTGCACGCGGATACCTGCTGTGCTAAGCGTTCTCTGGGTGAATTCGGTCGTTCCGGAAGCTGTGAAACTACAAGCGTTATCATCTTGAAAGAATACATCCGTGTCCATACGGTTAACGGTTTCGCTGGATTTTACACCAGTCATAACGTTACCTTCGGAAAGGATTAGCTGTTGAGTACGAGCCTCAAACAGCGAAGCAGTAACGAGCATTTGCTCATTTTGTTCTGTGTAAGCCGTAAGGCCTGTAACTAAAAAAGCCATTTGATTTTATTTTTTAAATTGTGAAACGAATTGTGAATAAGAACGGATTTTATCTTCTTTTGTAGAAGCAGAATGTTTTTTAAAGTTGTTAGGAACTTCTGCAGGCGCTTGTGAAGGAACGTTAACCAATGTTTCCACCAGGTTAATCAGACCTTGCATTGCTTCGCTTTGCTTACCAAATGCGGCTTTGAGACCTTCGTAATCAGATTTTAAAGCAGAAAAAGAAGCGTCATAAGCTGAAAACCTACCTTCCATTTCAGCGATCTTCTTTTTCATTTCCTCTTCATCTTTTTTGCTTTCAACCTCAATCTCTACTTTTGGCTCTTCAACTTCTTTCGGCATAATCTCAGCGATAACACCGCCTTCTGCCAAAACAACTTTGCTGCCATCAGCAAGGGTATGTTCACCGGCAGGAGCAGGTGTGCCGTCCTCAAGGGTTACAACACCGCCAACCTCTAATTTGTCAATCATGATTTTTGTGCCGTCCTCTAAAGAGTAAGACGGAGCTGGCATTGTTTCTTCCTGAAAAACAAGCTTTTTAACTTCTTGCAATAATTCAATCGGATTCTTCATACACCTAAATACTAAGGATGTAAAAAATCGGACATTTTACAATGAAAGTAAAGACAGGAAAGCGTTTCGGCGCTTTTCGTTTATGTCGGAAAAATTGTAATGCTTCGCGCAATATTGATGCAAAGCAGCGCCCTGTTCATATCTTAGATCTTCGCTTTCTGTTAGCCGTTTGATATGCCTTAGCCATTCTTTGCGATCCTTTGCGTAGTTTACCACATCTGCAGGAAAGCCTATGTAGGGATGAACATTTGAGCAGACCACAGGAACCGCCTTACCGGCAGCTTCAAGTATTTTAATATTCGACTTGTAAGCATTGAAATTGTTTTTCACCAAAGGGATTAGCATAACATCAGCGTGCCTAAACATATTGTAATACTCAAAAACATCCATCCCTCGAATAATTGTATAGGGTAACTTTTTATCGTTGGTAAAATAGGATGCCATACGTGACCAATAGTATAGTTCAGTATCGTTTGCGTCTGCATACCCACCCATTACCATATGAACACCTTTAACGTGCTTATCTAATTCGTACATCACACCCTGCAATAATTTAAGATCAGGTTCGTGTGTTATGCCACCCGCCCAAAATAGCTTCACTCCGTCTGTCTTTACACGCTCACCGTCAAACTGAGACTGCCCGTACGGAATGGCATTCGGTAATATCACAATATTTTTATTATGTGGATAGATAGCGTCTGCAAGCCTTTCGTGTGTGCAGGTAACTAAGTCAGCTTCTCTCATATGATGAATCAAACGTGCCGCAAAATTCGAAGCGTTGTATCCTTCATACATCAAATGATCGTGACTTAAATGCCAATAATCATCCACATCGACAACTAATTTAAAGCCGTGTTCTTTGCGCCTTTCAATTAGATCTTCATTATCCCAGGTGCGATTTATGTAAACAATATCGTACTTGTTTTCCTGCCATTGCTCTTCAGTCATATTATCAGTAATCCTGCCATAATCTTTTTCCATGAATGAGATAGGAAGCATCAATCTGTGATAACCGCAGCCGCTGAACTTTTGTGTTAGTGTTAAGATTTTCATATTGATATATACGCAAAAAGAAGGCCGCCTGTAGAAACAAGCAGCCGTGTAAACCTTAACCTAAAAACACACCTAAAAGTCTTTAAGCATATCGCGAAGCCTGTTAATTATTTCATCCGCACTTTTGCGCATCTTTATTTCAGTCATGTCGAACATACCTTCAACTGAGAAGCCTCTGAACGTGCCGTCTTTTACCTTCGCCCACGTTTCATCATTATTGACCTTTGCACCTAGAAACCAAGTTCCATCCGGTAAGTCCTCAAACTGCTTCATCTTTGGGATGCCTTTGCTTTCGTCTGCAATCCAAGACTGAAAGAATGTAACACCTTCTATCGGTTTCATATGCATTTCGTTTGCGCTTTGCTGAAAGCCTTTTGCATAAAACTTGAGTGCAATTGTTTCAATAGTTTTGCGATCAAAAAAGACAAAATATTCACCTGTCTCATCGCGCCTGTATATTTTCATATCCGGCACCATTGCAGGGCCGACAACGATACGTTCATCTTCATTCACTACTGAGAAGCTAAACTTCTTTTCTTTATCTATTTGCTCTAATTTTCTTTGCGCCCACTCTATGCCAGCATCACCGCCCCACGCTAACCACATAAGCCGCCCGCATCCGTCCCCTAATTCCTTTTGACTGTTTTGCCTGTGCCTTTCAAATGCAGCCATTCGGGCAATAGTATCGCGACTGATCGGCTCACCGTTTGCCAGTTGGTTAGCACGTGCCTTACCTACAGGAGTGCCACACGACCCCCATCCGTTTTCATCCGCCCACCTCAAAGCAACCTTTGCATTTTCGGATGCAGCCTTTGGATAATCGGAATAAGTTTCCTGCATATCCTGTTCCTGCATATTTCTATTATCCCACATTGAATTACAGATAGCAATCGCTTGTTCGTTATCCTTTCCTTCGTTTACAACGTATTCAATGCAACGCGGAATGAACTCTTCTTTCGTTTCCGCTTCGCCCGGCTCAACAAATATCTGTTTGCTAAATGCAAAGAAGTTTTCACCGATTGCAGGTATATCCACTAAGGCAACAGCGTTGACCTCTTGCACCGCCGTTTCATCTTCTTTGATTGTCAGTTTAAATATTGGTAAATTTTCCATGTTATCCTATCCTTGCATTACGCTGCAAGTATGCGTTTCTTTGATCGTTATTTTGAATGTCTGAATTTAATACATAGGCACGCATCGCGTTATTACCTAAGTTGTTAATTGCTTGAGCGTTTAAAGCTTGTCCTTGTACGGCGGGAGAAAGTGCCGGTGCCATTGGTGCGGCTGTTTGCATAGCAGAAGGAGGAGTAGGTGCTTGACCGCCTCCGCCTTGTCCAGGTATTTTTACCTTTGCTATTTCTCTAATATTTTTAATACCCGCAGCAATAGCCAATGCTGCATTAATAGGTGCTAACACAGGCCCTACAAATGGAATACCTATAGATGATTCATATGCTTTTTGTGCTGATGAAAGCATCGATATAGTTGCAGAAGCGATTGCCATTGCTTTGCCTACCGCAGTATTTCTTCCTACTAAATCTGATGCATTAGCTAATGTCTGAGCTACCGCATCGATTGATTCCATAACCGCATGCCTTTCCTCTTCAGCTATCTTCTTTCTTGCTTCACTATTTGCCTTTTGAAATGCAGTTCTTTCCTCTTCACTTTTAAATACAAGTTGACTTTCAAGCTTCTGCCTTTCATCTATCTTTGCTAACCTTTCATCAAATGATAAATCTTGATCTGCACTTTCGGTTAGTAATTTAGCTGCATCCTCTTCCGCTTTCTTTAAAGCAAAATCCTTATCGACTTTATCAAGTTCAGCTTGTTCGTTTTTCCTGAGCAGTATAAGAAGCTGCAAATTGTTAGGATATTGCTTCAGCGTTTCTTCACGCTCCTTTGCATACTTATCGATTATAGCTTGTCTCGCTTTATCTTGTTCTGATATCGACTGCTCCTCTTGGTTTTTGCTGATCAGTTCATTTATCCTTTTGAGATATTCTTGCCTTGCCTTCTCGTTTAAATCATCATACTTCTTATTTATAGCTGCTACATCCTTGTTGTATATTTCAGTTAATGCAGACGCATCCTTTTTACCTTTTTCAATGACCGCCTTTTCTTGCTCGTATTTAGTTTTTAAATCATATAAATCCCTTTCGCGGCTGCTTAGATTCGATCTGTATAAATCCTCTTGTGCTTTCTTCTGTGCTGCTATAGCCGCTTCATTATCCTTTTTGATCTGATCATTTGTCTTTTTATTATCAGCGGTCTTTTTCTCGTTGCCTTTTTTATTGATATCATTTATCTGTATTTGATATCCTGCAGCCTGGTTTTTCAATTCTAATAAAGCATCTTGTTGCGCTTTTATATCAGCATCGCCATCAGCTTTTGTTTGCTCAGGATCAAATACCAATGAAGCCAGACCGCCTGTAAACTTATTATAAAGATCAAAGTTTTTGCCTACAGCCTGCCCAATTAAATCAATACCTTTTAACAATGCAGATATAGGTGCTGTAACAAATGCTATTATACCTTGTAGAATATCTTTATTCCTTTGAGCCGCTGCAATCTGAGCCTTCTGAGTAGCTATGCTATTCTTAATATTTATTTCAGCAGCCTTTATTGCTTGATTGGTTTGATCAAGCTTAAGCTTTAAAATATCCTTCTCACTCTTACCTTGCAGCTTTAAAATATTCTCTTGCTTACCGATTGCATCTAACTTTCCTTTCTGTGTCTCTAAATTGTCTTTTGACTGTTTATTCAATCTCTCTTGTTCATCACTTACACCGCTAACCGCACCTTTAATATCATCCCAATATGCGACAATCGTACCCAATGCGATGACAAGTAAACCGATACCAGTCGCACCTATAGCACCTTTTAAAGCTTGAAATGCTGCAACACCTGATGTCTTTATCGTGTCAAATGTTGTTTTGATCATAGGCCCGAACTCAGTCAGATTCTGTATCGCATCACCTACTGACAATGCAGCCGTTACCTTTGCAAGTGCTTTCTCTGTTTCTTCAGATGCAAGTCCTGTCAATTCTAATGCACCCTGCAGACCGCCAACCGTTGCATTCAAAGCGGATACAGTTGCAGCCGCAGCATCTACCTTGTTATTGTACTCTTCTGTCTTTTGATTAATGCCATCTTGTAATGACAGAAGTTTCTTTTGCGCTACCTGAGCCTGTTCACTACCTTCGCCAAAGGTGTCGACCATATCCTGAAACTGCTTTTCAGTTTCTGATAAAGCTGTTTTTAAATCCTTTATCGACTTAAATTCTATATCTACACTTGCACCGATAACCGTATTAGCCATAGTTAAAATATTTTATAAGTTCCACCTGAACTAATTCATTGTTAGTATAATCGTAATCTGAAATTTTATTTAATCGAAACAGCACCCCATCGATAAAGATCGGCTTTGCAAAGTCAAGCTGTGCGATGTCAATAGGCTTCAGATATACAAAGCATTTAAGTATCTTGCTATCCTTGTCTGCTATCTCACCGATGTATTCACTCCAGTACCTGTTAAATAAATTACCTGAAGGATAGTTAGTAGTTGAAAAGTAAACCTCACTAGGTGCGCCATAGTTAAGATCCTGATTAGGATTAATCGGATCGTCTAAATGACCTGCATATCCGTATGCAGTTTTGGCATAATCTCCTAATGACGTTTTTATATTCCAACTATTTGCACTAAGCTTTTTGCTAAATAAGATCCTTATGTTTGAATCCATCCTGTCTTCCGCTGCTAACTCATTTGACTTTTTGTAAATAGGAACTACATATTTATCATTGTTTTCATATTTAACCAATGGTGAACCTGCAAATATTATCTCTGTTGTTTGTTTGTCGTTTGAGAACTGAAAACCAGTATCGAACTGAATAGAACCATAACTTATATTAAATTTTTTTCTATAACCTTCGTTATAAAAATCTGAATCATCTTTGTACTTGTATTCAAATATTCTTGCATTTAAGTTGCCCATAGGTACGATCTGCCAGCTTTTATCCCTTGCCACCTTGTAAGTCCAATCAATATCAGAACCGCTCATGTAATCAATGTAAGGCACAATGTTAAGCGTCTTCTCATTCTCTTTATCTTCATAAACGTAAAGGTTAAACATCTTAATAACAGACGCTAAAAAGTCCTTTTGGAATATACCTTTAGGTATGCTATCGTTTACGTAAAGTTGTGAACTATATTGAGCAAGTACAGGTATGCGAGTTGTAGTCAAAATAGTTATATTGCCAGTATAATACATATCAGCACCTATTGTAAGGTCCGCAAACCTTACTGAAATAGTATCGCCAACAGATAAACCTACATTCTCAATATTAAGCGTATGAGTACCTATTGCTCCGAATGTTATTTCTTTAATAGTCGTGCTTCCTTTTCTTATTTGAATCCTTGCATCATTTGTAAAGCCATCATAACTCTCTACATTTATTTCAACAGTTATATTTGCATTGATACCTGTCGATCCTCCTAAAGTGAAAGTTTTACTATCTGATGTAGTAAAAACTCCTAAATCACCAAAAACAAAAGGTATTGTATAAGTGCGACCTGTAAACGTCTGATTCTCATCTGCGTTCCTATCTAATGCAATAGGATCGTTATTCGTTAACTCTTTCGCATTGTGCGGAATGATTAAAGACTTGAAATAACTTGTATTTAAAAATGTTGACGTGTAAGTATAACCAGCCGCCTGAAATATTTTATCAATATATTCCTTCACGTAAAATGCAGGGCGCAAAGTACCTACATTGTAATCACCTTGATTAGCTACTATATCTGTTTCACGATATAAGCCGTAATCTATTAACGGATAAAAGTAACCGCTGCCAGGTGTGTTATCCCAACTTGCAGATATGTTTTCGTGTGTATAAGCGTGATCGTATGCACTAAAATCTAGATCTTCTAATTTCTTATTACTGATCTCTGCCATTAACCCCGAAAGCTCACCAAACAAAGCACCTTCGTATTCTAACATCTCGCCTTCTTTGATTATGCCTGTCAGTCTGAATACACCACGCAAAACCAATAAACCATTTAACCTTAACTCCGCCCTGCTTGTTTGTGCTACATTAAAAGCAGCACCGATGTTAGGCTGACCAGGTGAAACAGGGTTGCGACTGCCCATTTCATAAATATGCCCAAAAATAGAATGATTGGCAGCGGTGCCTGGAAGTACTATCTGCTTACTGAATGATGTCTCCCTACTCGCAAAGCTATTGATGTCATCGATTGCGAATGTAAGCTGTACGCTTATCTGATCGTTAATATCCGCCTTCTGCCCTTCTATAAATAGTTCGTACATATTAACGGAATTGTGTATTTGTTTTGTCGCTGAATTCTATATTCACAGTAAGGAAGTCGGCTTTGTTTATGCGATCATCTTTGAACTCATAGTTTGTATCTGTAATCATAACTGGGTAAAACTCTGCATTCTCAGTTGAATAGTAATAAACCTGCGGACTCGAAACAAGTTCAGCTAACCAATCGTACTCACCCGTACTAAGGATGTCAGATGTTAGCTGCATCTTTTCAGAGTATTCGCCTGCATAAACCTTTTTACTTTCGTTGTAAACATTACCGATCTTCTCAACCATGTTATTACTAGAAAGTTTCCATTTAAGCTGCTCGAATGATTTTCTTTCAGTATCTTTTGTCAGCTTGCCGTGAACAAAAGTAAAGCTATCGTAACCGCCGAAAGCATTAAGAAATACCAAAGTATGCGTATCGTACTTAGCGCACTTCTTTTCAAAGTTTAAGACGCTTGTAAAGCCGCTTGCAGTTGAAAATAGAGATACATCCTTTGCAGATTCGGGAGGCACAAAGCCGAAAACAAAGACCTTTTCAGTATTTGCATATGATTTGTCAACATAATTACTTGTGCCTGTTCTTGTAATTACAAAATCAAACTCATTGCTCCCGCTACCTGAATCAATGTTAGCTGTTAATACAACCGGCTCGCCTGCATACCATTTAATGCCTGGTCTGTTAGTTAGAAACACATTGCCTGAAATATCGCTTGCTTTACGATCCCATTGCGTACGCGGGTAATTGTTGTATGCCTTATAGGTGCCGGATGAAATGTTTGCCGTTGTAACCCCTCCCGAAACTTCGCCGTACCTTACATCGTAATCAGTAAAGAATACATCAGATCCTAATTCTACAGGTGTATTGAATTCATCGATATCTATTTGCGGAAAATCGGTACTGCTAAGCGAAGCCCTCACAATATTGTGAACATCCAAAACCCCTACTTTATTTGAGCCGTACGGTGAATTCTTTACACGTGTAACTAAGTTGCCTGCTTTGTAAATATCAAAGACATACTGAAAGCCTGCAACCGCTTTGTTTGTCGATTCGACTACGTGCCACAATTCAGAATGTGCTGAAGCGTAACCGCTCGGACTTTGATGTATTGTAATACTCATAATTTATTTTTTCGGTATAAACACGCCGTTTCCTTTTAATTGTTCATTAAGCCTTTCTAAATTAACCACAAGGCTCACCCCTAAGGCTTGAGACATTTTTTGTCCAAAGTCCGCAAATGTGGTATCAAAAGCATTCTGCCAAAAATTGGTTGCTGATAAGCCTTTGCGTTTAATATTGCGGGCCACTAACCACGCAGCTGACTGAAGCGGCATTCTACCCGCTTTCCTTTCCCTGCCTACCGCACCATATCTGCTGACATCTGTCACTTGAGCCGTTAGATTATTGTCAACAATCCACTTCTTAATTGCGTCAACGTGCTTTCTTGATGGGTTTAAAAATTTAAAAGCGTAAGGTGAAGATGAATTCTTGCTGCCTGGTCCTAATCCCCTCACCCCTTGATCTACAAACTTGTAGTAATCATTCGCTAAGAAGTTCACCACATACCCACCACCCGAAGGTGCGATTTCAAATGTCATGCTTTCCTCAAGTGACCCGGTACTGATCGAATCATTCTCATTTAAATTCCTTACCGCTGCCGTTAAGAACTCACCGATATACTCAGCAAGCATAGCCTCCATTACACCCAATTCCTTAAAGCCTTGTGGAAACTGCACAACCTGACCACTGCCATTTACGTTGACAGTATAGGAACTGCTCCCTTCGACACCGCCCGATGATATGAATGCTGCTTGCGCTTGTGCAATAGTTGGCATATCAATAAATACCATAAAATGAAAAATCCCGACCTGAAAAGATCGGGAGTAAACTCTAAACTAATGACAAAGCAAATATACTTTATTTTCGCTTTCTTAATTCCTCCATTTGTGCCTTTTCCATCTTACCCTTCATCTTAAGATAGGCAAGATCGTTAATAAACTGAAGCACCGGCAACTCATATGCCTGATCTAATGTGATACGTTCATGTTCAGCTACAAGTACTGCGGAATAAGTCCATCCATAATGTCGCTGAAAGACTGCTTCAATGTTGTCACCTGGTCCCTGGTCATCGCTCCTTTCAACTCCTGCTCCGAAGAGGATAGGAAATAGCTTGTCCAATTCACGAATACTTTGCAAAAAAAAACACAGGCATTGTAAGCAAAGACAAAAGGCACATCCTTCATATCGTTCGCATACTCAGAATGCTTTGCGGCATCGTACTTCATATCTCTGTAAAACCACAATATTTTGCGGGAAGGCATCACACAAGATGCCATAATCATGTGTAAATTGTTTATAATACCTTCTTGACTAAATGTCTTTCCCTCTATATACCTCGCAGCGGGTAGCTTCTGAATATCCCAACAAAGCCTGTAATGCCTTCCGTTTACTTTTATGTAAGATATCGGCTTTCCGACCTCGGGCATATTGAATATGTCATCATACTCTTTTAACGCATTTAGAGGCATACTATCGACCTCCTCCTCGCTTTTGCCTGTGACGATGCTTATAACCTTTGTCAGCTTGTCTAAGCGTGTCCATTTGTCCTCTAATAGGATCGGGTATATCTGCTGATATTGCCCGACTGTGATCTTGTTCCAGTTCATAAAAAAGAATATTTAACTTGTCCACCGCTATCTTGTACGTACATCGACCACGCCAAAGCTAAGGCATTGACGCAATCATCATGCAGACCTGGAGGCGCTGTGTACTTTACACCTGTTCCCGTCATCTGATATTCAAAGCTTTCAAGTTCGGCTCTGATCGTACCTTCAGGATAGATAACCTTCCTTTGATGTATCGCAGCTGCTAAGCCTTCCATCAGCTGCTGTTTGCTTGTGCTTGTATATTTGAACGAATGCACGTCACCGCGCTCTCTTTGTATATCCTCCGTTATAGGATCGCCAACCCCTGTGCTATCTATCTTTATGGCGGCACGTGGCAGCCTTCTGATTATCTCCTTTGTCTCATTCCAGGGCCGTTGAAAACGATCGAAATAGCAAACCACACCAAACCGATCCAAACCAATAATAACCGACCAGTCAAAGGACTTCGCAAGATCAATCCCGAAGCACACAGCATGTTCGTTCGACATTTGCCCGGTGCATATACGAATGTAATCTAATCCAAAAGGGTTGGCAACGTTGTCATTAAATTCTGCTAAGTATTCTTGCTTAAATG